AATGTAACTCATTTTATTTCTCCTTTAAGCAAATAAATTAATTTAGAGCCCCTATCGGCGGCTCATATATATTATATCAAATACGGCTTTGTGATTCAACTACGGTTTGTGAAGAAACCTCGATAAACTCAACATTACGCTGAAAGTCTTTTATATTGTCATAGCCTGAGTAGGATATACCACTACTTACATTTCCTATCATTTCAGTTAATGTATCAACAACTGAGCCTTTAGGGTTGATCTTACCAGAAACCCCTTCTACATTTAAACTTCCAGGCATTGAGTTATCTATCTGAATTTCTTTAGATGCCAGCCCTCTAAAATTAAATGTGCCGTCTTCATTAATTCCATCACATTCAGAATGCCCCGCAAAGATTGAGCCCATCATTACTGCGCTTGCCCCTCCAGCTAAAGCCTTAACTATATCCCCGTTATTTTTAATTCCACTGTCTGCCACAATTCCATTTACAGCGTCATTTTGAACATGATCATATATGTCCATTATAGATGCCAATACAGGCACTCCAAAGCCCGTAGAGACCCTAGTTGTGCAGGATGCTCCTCCGCCTATGCCTACTCTTACAGAGTCTGCTCCTGAGTCCATCAATGACTTGTAAGCGGCATATGAAGAAACATTGCCCACCATAATATGAATGCTATCTGGCACAAAGCTTCTGAGAGATCTAACAGCGTTTAATACTAATTCTGTGTGTCCGAATGCAGTATCTATTAATATTACCTTAGTCCCAGTTCTGACTACATCATTAATAAAATATCTATCGTTAGCCTCAGAAACACTTATTGCAAACCCTCCGACTCCAAGGAGTTCCTCTGAGAGTTTTAGTCTAGAAATTATATTTTGAAACCTATGCACAAAGCCTAGGCCACCCATTTCTGCTATGGAATTTATCATTTTTTTACTACTGATATATTCCATTGGTGCAATAATGAATGGCCTATGCAATGTGAGTATAGAATTTGGATTAGCAGGATTACCAATTTTTGTTTCTAAAGAAATGTTATTCCTAGAAGATATGCTTGAATGCTTATTAGGCACTAAAAGAATATCGTCAAAACAAATATCTCTTGTACTATTATCCTGCTTCACAGAATTCTACTTTGTCTTTTTAGTTGTTGGTTCTGCTGCTGGCTTTGCTGTCTTCTTGGCAGCTGGAGCCTTTGGCTTAATTGCTTGACCAAATGCTGGGCGACCAAATCCTACAATGAATACTGGCTGGCTCTTACGGAGCTTTGAACCATTCTTCTTCTTGTATGCACGATTCTTAAGACATGCCTGTCCGCCATTTCTCTGATCTCCCTTTTTATCTGGGCTAGTATTTCCTTCTGCAACATCGACTGTTCCGTCTGCATTAACTGCAACAACAATTCCTACGTGACTGATCCTATCGACGCCATCATTTGGGAAATCAAAATAGGCAATATCTCCAACTGCTGGTGCAGCTGTTTCTACTGGCTGCCATGTTCCTGCCTTAATAAAAGCTTGTGCTCCTGCTGGTGTATAAACTGTGTTAGGCATCTTAACTCCTGCCTCATTCGCACACCAGTTGACATAGCTTCCGCACCAAGGTTGGAAGTTAGCCTTTGTAAATGCTCCATACTTTGTTTCATTATCTTTTGGACCTTCAATGTATCCAATTTCTCCTAGTGCTACTTCCACTAGTCTTGCTGCTGATCCTTGTACTGCTGCCATTTTATTCTCCTATTAGTTATTTACAATTGATTTTAGAGATGAGTTGAATTTCCATCTCCATTTTTCGTGTACAGTTATTCTTCCTGCGAAGAAATCTGCAATGCCCTGCTCACCTGCGGTATTAGCATAATCAAAAGCAACCTTAAGGTCTGCAATTAACTTATCGTTTGAATCTGATAATGAATTAAGCATATCAATTGGATTGTTTAATACGCCATCCTCATACTTAATACCAGAGGTTGCTAGAATTGACATCACATCAAATACTGCATACTGATCAAAGATTCTTACCCACTCTGCATACTGATCAACAGCTGCCCAAGCATCCTCATACACATCGCTAAACATATCGTGGAATTGATCAAACAATATTCCTTCTACATTCCAGTGATATCCATGAGCTTTTGTGTAATATATAAATGTTTGTGCTTGTAAAAGCCGTGTTATTTCAATAAGCGATTCCATTTTGATATTAATCCTTTAGTGACACCCATGGATTTGGTGGTGTCTTAAGACTTGACTTCAAGAACCAATCCCACTCCTGGTGCTTATTTAATCTACCTGCCAAAAATGCTGCAAGTGCGTACTGCTTCTCTGCATTAGACTCTTCAATCAATGCAACAATATCTTTAATCATCTTTTCATTAATTGGAACTAAATGAATTGCCATCTCTACACCACAATATGTATCTGGCTTTACGTTTCCAAATGTCTTGTGCTCTAAGAACTCTTCAACTGTATACAGTGCTTCTGTACCGATCTTTCTTAGCCACTCAGCTGTGTCATGTGTTGCCTTCTCAGCATCCTTGTAGATGTCTTCATAGACAAGTCGTGACTGTCTCATAAGGACTGATTCTGTATTTAGCTGAAAGCCATGAACTAGGTGATAAAAAACTACAGAGTCTGCCTGAAAACTCTTGAGAGATTTAATTAGATTTTCCATTTTTTTCCTTTTCTGTTGTTGGACTGATTATTATTATAGCATAAACAAATTGATCCAGCGCCCCCGATAGGATTCGAACCTATGGCCTAAACATTAGAAGTGTTCCGCTCTTCCTCTGAGCTACGAAGGCTTGTCTTAATCCTCGAAAGGAATTAAACCATGTTGTCTGGCAATTTCTTTACCAGCTTCAGTAATCTCAAATGAGGCCTCTAGATTTTCATTGTAATCAACAGAGACCAATCCCTTTTCAAAAAGCTCAAGAAGCACCTCATCGACATGCTCTTTATGCACTACCCAAAGTTCTGGTGCGATATCTTTTGCTATAGGGTTGATATTAAATATTAACTCGCCGTCTTCATCAATGCCAGAAACATCGACTGCACCGATTTCAATATAATGCTCTAAGCTAAAATCTTCATCCATAGTACTATTATATACCTTTCTGTAGACCAGGTAGGACTTGAACCTACGATAGCCGAATTATGAGTTCGGGGCCTTAACCAACTTGGCTACTGGTCCTCGTAGGCTTAATTATAACGTGCCGTCTGGGTTCTTGTCAATAGTTTCTTCTACTAATTGCTGTACATAATCTGAGAAATGCTTTCTTACATTACCAGATGGTCGCTTGCCTGTTGCAGTCCATAGCCTCTTATATTCAATTACATTAGAAAATGTAGTAGGGCATAGGACCACTCCGTTATATTCTTTTAATACTATCGGCAAAGGGACATGCTTACCACAACATTTACATTCTTTTGCTTTTTCTTGATATTCGCTCATCATAACACCTGCATATTCTCTATTGAACTTTTTAAAGCATCGGGCATTCTTGGTGCCCTAATCATATTTTGTACATAAACTTCATCTTCTTTTTTATCCGCCAAATCGTTGGACTCAACATAAGACTCATAGGTATGGATATTTACTTCTTGATTAATATCGGCTCTAGTTCTGCTGATAGCATTAAATATAGATCCGCATACCGCATCCGCTAAGTCTTTAGATCCTTTTCTAGGGTGATCTACTTTATCTCTCATTATCTTTAACTGAAGTAATTCATCAATAAGTAACTTGATATGTGGACCGCTTAATCTTTCTTCTAAAACCACCATAGCCATATCGTCATAATGTTTTTTAGCTACCGACAAAATTTCTGTGTTGATTCCATACTGCTTTAATTGCTGCATCATATCATGCGAGTTCCATCGGTCAAACGTGCATACCCCAATATTAAATCCTCTTGTCTTAAGAGACAGAATATAATCTTTAACCTCTGTAAAGTCTACAGACTTATCTGGTGTTGGAGTCCAGTATCTAACCGCATCAACACTTACTATTGGTGCTGGCTGACTGTACTCATTTGTAACCTTTACATTAACCCATCTTTCAACATGAGCTAAAGATACAGCACAATGGTCATGCTTTTGTGCAAGGTCAACGTGAATAAAATATTTTTTATCTGGGTCTGGCTTAAACCATTCCTCTAGTCTTCCAAACTGATCCACGGCTAGACCAGCATTATTAAATGCCTTTTCCACTTTCTCACGAGACTTAAAAAAAGCATCAATCATTTCTGGTGGCATACAAGCAAATCTGCCTAGAGCATCTGGCATATTTTTATAAAAGTCTACCTTAAAATCTTCAATCTTCTTAGTAGGATTTACTTCCCATGTAGGTCTTTTCAATGCATATGTTTTAGGATAAAGATAAGAAACTATATGATCTTCTTCCCATTCAACAGTAACTTCATTACCATCGGTTCCGTCTGGTAGGTCTTCATCCATCTTCATAGTCTTGCTACGAACAATAGTTTCTTTTTCACCGATTACAGACTCATAAAACTTTTGAATAGGATCATTTTTAAATCGTGGGAATGAAAGCAAGATGACCTTACCGAAGTCTGGGAAACGAGACATAACTGATGCACGATACATGTCGTATATAGCATCAGCTGTTTTGGCTTGGTCATGACCAGTAGTGTTTTCAATAGCAAAACCAGAGATCTCATCAAGGATAACTACAATTACGTTATATCCCTCCCAAGCCTCACGCTCAGAGTGACCTGAGTGAACTGTTACAGCTTTATCAAACTTCATCTCAGAAGCTTTAGGGTCATACTTTCCTGCAAACCAGGGAGATCTTTCAATGCGTGTTTTAAATCCCTTAAAGAAAACATTGTTTGCCTGTTGTGCGTTGATAGCAATGTTGAGAATATCAATTGAGTCTCCAGGTGGTTTACCATAGTAGGTTGCTGGATCTTTTAAGCAAAGAAGAAGATAAACAATATATGCCGTTGAAATAGTTGAAGAGTAGTCTTTACCAGATCCTTTTCCTAGCTGTGCAATTACTTCATTGCATGTTTGCTTGAACATGCGCTTTCCTTCTTGCTCTCCAAACAGCTTGATAAGAGTGGACTCTTTATAAATCTGAGAAGACTTTTCAATTAAAGTGTATTGATGCTCTGACAATGGCGGCAAGCCTAGGTAGTCTGGGCTTGTTACAAATGTACGCAGGTCTACTGGACGCTCTTCAAACTCTTCGCCATCCAGTATATCTATTAGATCATCAAAATTAAAATCCATTACTAATCCTTTGGAACTTTAATTGGAGTCCAAATGTGGTTAGAGTGTGAGTATCTGAATCCGCTTTTAACTGGACGTACTCCATGCAGACAATGAATTCTAGAACTATGAATTACTAAGTCTCCTGCTTCAGGCTTATACTCAAACCCCTGTGTTGGATAGTAAATTTCTCCGCCTTCAAAATTGTTAAAGTAAATAACTAATCCATAGATTGAATTTTCTAATAGATCGTATTCATCGCCTTCTTTATATGACTCAGCTTTCTTTAGGTTTTCTTGAAAGTCATGATCATCTGAATGCTCTCCCCAGCCTATACCTGCTGGTATTCTAACAACACTACAGTTTTTCCCTAAGTAAGTGTTATCATCTAGCATTGCGATAAGTCTTTGCTTAATGCTATCTATCTCTACAAGGCCTGCGGTTCCAGTTCTGCCTTCTCCAATTTCATGCCAAGCTTTTTCTGAAAAGGATTCAACAATTGATACGATGTGATCGCACTCTTCTTTTGTAGCAAAATTTTTATAGACATAGACATCCTCGCCTAGCTTAGTAAAATTATCATGAAACATTCTTTTCCTCCTCAGGGTCAATTACAACTGACTCAACTATTCCTGTTATTTGAGAAAGCCTACGAGCAACGTCTAACTTACATTTTGGACAGCTAGAAGTAACTTCTTTAAGAATCTTTACAAGGACTTCCTGCTTTCTTTCTGTCTCTGCAATCTGGGATGCAATTTCATTATTCTCAAGTACACCTACCGACTGAAGCATACCGATTCTCTTTGTCTCTATGTCAGCAATTAATTTTAAAGCTGTCGCTTTTATTCCAAGCTGGCCTGACTGATCTGCATCCTCTACGGTTTTCCATGCCTCTTTAATAAGCATTGCATAATGCTGATCCGCCCCAGAAATTGCTTCCTTGGCACGATCTCTTGTTGCAGTGTCATTATGAACTATGCTCTTCCACTCATCAATTAATTCAACAACCTCTTTTCGCTGGTATCCAGTAAGGGTTGCAATTTGAGTTGGAGAATTACCCTGTAGTAATTTTTCAACTACAGTGTTCATTCTGTCCATGTGTTGTGGCAGGTCAATTTCCATTGTCATAATATAAGTATACCATATCTTAGTTGACTAAGATTTGTTTGCAATCTTTAAGAGAATTAGATATCCAATTAAATCATCAATATCATTATCTCCTGCAAACCCCTGAGCATTATTAATTCTATTTAATTTATCATCAATACGGACTTTTAATTGCTCTACTGAATCAGATGAAGCAAATAGTCTCATAGGATTTAATGCTGAGTCTCCATATGAGATATTCTTTTTAATTAACATCTCTGCTATTTCAAGTGTTTCATTTAGGATCTTTTGTCCTGATGGAGCATCTGTTGCTATTAATTGTAGGTCTGTGATCCACATCTGATAGCCCTTTTCTTTATTTGGATATCCCGCCATTTTATTCCATCTCCTTATATAATCTCTTTAATCCTTTTAATGTACCAATGTCCATATATGTTCCTCCTGGCTTAACTGCACGAATGTCTAGATTCATATCTATCCACTCCTGTATTTGTTTCCCTGGGTGATCTAATGAAGCATCGACATATCTTATCAGATTTTTACGGAATAGCATAGTACCCCACATATATTCATAGTCACAATTTTCTGACTTATCAACAGAATGAACTACTTTATCGTTAGATAGTTTTATTTGACCCACTCTGCCACGCAAATCCTCTGTGCAATCCCAAGCACCAAGTACTAGATCCCCTTCGGATTTTGTCATATCTTTATAGATATTTGTATGTGCTCCTAAAATAAATGTATCTGGCATTCCAACTAGGACGGTATCATTATTATTACCAATCATAAATTTTATTGCATCTGACATTGTTGATGGCTCACGAACTATAAGCTTAATGTTCATATCCATATTCTGGATAATTGGAACCCACTCAGCTCTTGTAGAAACCCTAACCTCATCGCATACTTCAAGCATCTGCTCTACATGCCACTGAAGCAGGGATCTTTCATCTGATATTGGCAAGCAAAACTTAGGGATGCCTCCAACTCTAGAGGCCTTCCCTGAAGCTGGTAAAACTCCTATTACTGACATTAGTCCTCCCAATTAGCTAACTTTATTGTATTATTTGGATCATTAACCTGTGGATCTGATTTCCATGCAATATAGCCAGGATGTCTGCCATCTCCCCAATATAAATGCTCTACATCTTTTTTCAATAATCTAGCAGCATCTTCTCCACCAAACATAAACATCTTGTGTTCTTTTGCAATATCTAAATTATTGATTTCAATATTTCTATCTTTAATAGGCACTGTATAAGGCTCAATATTTAATGATGTAAACAAACTGTCTGTAAACATTGCTACATCTGTATAATAGTGAACCATATGGTTGCTTTCTTGAAAATCTTTCATTCTTTCAACACATAAATTAATGGCATTTAAAAGAAAAGGGTGTCCCTTCTTACCAGCTATGACCTGTGTTGCAAACCAAGGAGTGTCTCCTTCTACATCTAGAACTAAATCATATTCTGGACTATACCAATTCTCAATAGGCACATTGCATGTTGTATCTAAATCAGCATAGACTCCGCCTCTTTTATAAAGAATAGCAAATCTCCAAAGGCCAGCCTTCATTACTCCCATAGGCAGTTTCATATATGTATCATAAACCTCGCCGCCAAACTCTTCTCTAAAAAAATCTTCTCTATCCTGTCCGCTCATGTAGTTATGAACCCAATTAGGATTATTCTTTTTCCATGTATCTACTCCGAACTTGCCGTACTCTGGAAGATCTTCTAAAGTAGTCTCGTATGTTTGCCAAATATTATTTTCTATTGTCATTATTCCTTCTCCTTATATACATTTTTATCGTACCACAAATCATTATAGTTATTAGTACCTGATATTCCTATTTCACCACTATTTAATTTTTTATAGTTAGCTAGCTTTTGGTCATCTTCTAAGACAAAAAACTTATCTTCACCATCAATAAAATCACCAATCGAATATCTATCTATATCTCCAACTTGCGCTACTGCCCGTCCAAAAACTGAGGGTCCAGTAACGCATAAAGGCGTTGCTCCATAAAACTTATTATGTACATTATCCAATATCATACTTATTGCAACATCAAATACTGGATTTTTTGGTTTTGAATATATTAATTGGCATGCTACTGCCCAAGATGTTCTGCTATTCTTTTGAATATCTCTAAAGATTATCATATCTTTATCTTTTAATACTGGTGGAGTAGATACAATTTCATTTGTAATAGCAGAATACCACCCACCCATTTTACTTAGTATACAGTAGCTTGCCAGATCTGCTTTATACGCATAAGCATTTAAAACATTATATGCATCCAATACATCTTTATCAAAATTTTTCTTTAAAAATGACTTTATAGAACTGTCATCCCAGATTACATGTGGCATGTCTGGGAAATATTTTGAAAAACTTTCTAAAGTATTAGGTAAAGTTAGACTAGATATATCCTCATCAGATATTAAAATAGAAAATAAATTGTTCATCTTTTTTTAATTAGCCCAAACTTGTCTAAGTACCTTTGAATAGTCATCATTGATGTATTACATTCTGCAGCAATCTCATTAATATTTTTTCTTTGTACTACATACCTTCTATGTAGCCATTCCTTACTTTGGTAAAGTTTCATCTTTCAGTTAACACCTTGTTGGCATAATGTGCAATACCAAATGAGTCTGCAACATCAAAATCATTAAGGGATAGATCATATTTATTATTAAAATAATCTACAGTCCTTTGCTTTCGCATATTCCTTATTTGATTTTTATACCAAGAGTCTGCGTACCCTGGGTTTTCCTTTCTAATAATTGCCTTTTCCGCATTTGTTGGATTTTTATTCCCAATATAAGCCTGCCAAGAGGTTGGTGATATTGTTATAACCTTTGCTCCAGTAGACATTAACTCCGCAATTACAACACCATATACATATGATAGTTTAATTACAGCGTCAGCAGATCTAACTAGAACAGCCCCTTCTACAACTATATAATCAGACTTTAATTCATCTAACATTAAAGACATTTTCTTTTTAGCATCATATATCTTTTCATATATGTCTGCTCCAACTAAATCAACCTTACCCCATTTTAATGGCTTATCATTTTCCATTAAGCAAAAAGCAATTGAATTTGTTGAGGCATCGATACCTAAAACACGACCAGCCTTAACCTTTGCAAGATCAGCTAATTTCATTTATAGCACCTAATAACTTAGACCTAGACTCTAGACCATTCTTTTTTTCACACAGAGAGCATGTCTGAGACTCATTATATCTACTTAAAGAAGTTCCACACTTCTTGCACTTTCTAGTAGCGCCGTTTCTAATAGCTTTCTTCTCATAGTATTTTTCCATGATTCTTCTATTAGTTGCAACTCTACAACACTCATCAGAGCAATACTTCTGATTATGAGTCTTTGCATCGAAGTCTTTTGCACATTCTACATTAGAACATATCATAGCTTTGGAACCTCATACAAATCAATGTTAACTGATCCTGGATCTGCATCCTTTTTCCAGCACTCTTTCTTTACTGGACAATAGGTGCATGGCATTTTAGTTTTTGAGGAGCCTTCTGGTCTAGTTGGAAGATCTCCATCTTTAAAGTTATCCCAAACTTTTTCCATCCAGGCAAAAGTATTTTCTATAATCTCCTTATTTCTATCTGTCATTGAAATAGGAATTACTAGAATCTCCTGAGTATTTTTATTTTCATACAGAAAGAATCCCTCTTTAGCGTTCTTTAATTTCATGTATGTAAGTAACTGAAGCATATGGTTTGCAGAAGATTTCATCTCAGCTCTTCTTGTATCCCAAACTTCCTGCTTTGCTGTCTTTATTTCACCAATTACAGTTTCACCATCATACTCCATAATAAGGTCAATAAATCCACGGATTGGAGGATACTCATTAACTATCTCTTCTTCTTCAGCAACAAACTGAGGCATGGTTGAGATCAGCTTCTGCAATCTTTCATGAGCCTGCGTACCCTGAGCCATATTAGCTACAGCTACAGCATCGTTATCATCTATAAACATTGCACCGCTAAAAGCCATATACCAATACCTAGGACAGGTCCCATGACCATAGCCTAGTGTGCTTGGACTAAATGACTTTTTTGTCATCTCTCCATCTGCACGTTTTGTATTTTTATACGACTCATCAAGCAAAGAAGCAAAGAGTTCTGGGTCAAAATGCTTGCCTGTATGCTTCTTAAACTTAAGATTATTTACTATGTTTCTACCCATTATGAATTATACCTAACGACATACTTAAGTGCATCTACAAGTTTGTCTATGGACTCCTTTACTGAGTAATATACGTTCTTCTTATTATTGTTTGTAGTTCCCGCTTTATCTTTAGCAATAGTAGAATAGTATGAAGCAAGCACAGCAAACTTAGTTGACATAGCCTGTAACTCCATAATTAAATGGGGAGCCTTAGCTGATGGCACATCTGGGTTCATTAATAATTTTACCACAATTGATAAAGCTCTGTCTAAATGCTCATCCTTCATAAATTCATGAAGATCATTAAACTCTGTGATATCACTAATTAACTCTAAAGTATTCTTATCTTCTGCCATCTTTAATCTCCCTATCAATCTTTGACACATAATATTCTACAGCTATTCCAACGAAATAGCCAAGCAGGAATCCAAATGCAAAATTAGCCATTGTTTTCCTCCTCTTCACCTGGGAAACCAATTCTGTCAAAGTAGTTCTGCATTTTTGTAAAAACAATTTCACGCTCTACCTTATTCCTTGCTACATACATCTGATTAGCTAGGTCACGCATCTCAGGTGTATCTGGTAGTTTTACAAACCTTAAGTCTTTTTCATTCATGATTATCCTCCCAAAACTGGATCAGCTCTTCTAGAACTGCCCACTCAATTATGCCAAGACGTACCTTGGAGTCTGTACCGATTATTATTTTTAGTGCTGGGTGCATATCTCTATTTACCCTAAAGGTATCTGTGCATATCTTTGCCCAGTTTTCTTTATTCAAAGTAAATGATTTGCTGGCTTCTTTGTAATCCACAAGGAACTGATTCCACTGTGCATCACCTTTTTGATAGTCACCACGTCCAGAATTCTTTTGAGCTTTAGCTCCGTCTCTCTTAATCTCAGATCTTTCTGACATTAATCAACCTCAAACTTATTCTCATGTCCTGCAGAGCATGTCCAATACATGACTCTGTTATTCGGATCCCACAACCCACCAACTACATCTTCATCACACTGTGAGCAGGCTCTAATGCCGCTAAGCTCTTCAAATGTAGTATTGATTGGCTTAGGCTCTACTTCTTTTTTATTCAAAAAGTCTTTAAGATTTGGCATTAATTTCCTCTTGAAGCTTTTGTACAACATCTGGGTTGTCTTTTAGATACTGTACAGACTTTGCACGACCCTGGAATCTTTCCCCATTAACTGTGTAC